CAGAAAGTGAACTCGTCCAAGCCTTCGCAGCCCACCGCCTCTCCGCCATCGAGGAAGCGGCGAAGATAGCTGATGCTCACGAAGCGGAGGCATGGGGTGTCCCTGAGGAGCAAGCGGCCGCTCGAGAGATCGCCACCGCCATCCGCGCCCTCGCTCAACCACCGGTCGCCAAAGACATTCGCAAGATGAGGGAGGGAAACTGACAATGGCGCGAGGAATGCCAATTATGCTACGACCATCGCATGCAGGACACGCGATGGTTCAACGCGATCAGGAGCGGGACGTGGTATCGGATATGGAGCCGGCATATGCGCTGGTTCAATCCGCGGCGGCCGGTGAACGAGAATGAGCGGCGGGAGGCCTAGTGTCTACGGGCTGTACGACGCAAACGGTCGGTTGCGCTACATCGGCAAAGCCAACAGCCCCGAGGCGCGTCTTAAAACCCATATGCGCGACAGCCGTAGGCGCGACACGCCGTTGTACCGGTGGATACGCAAGAACGGCACTCCACAGTTACGCATCCTTGAAACTGACTGCGTGGATTGGCGCGAGGCAGAGCGTCGGCTGATTACTGCCGCGCGAGCCCGGGGTGAAAAATTGTTGAATCTGGCCGACGGTGGCGATGAGCCATTTTGTCCGCCAGAGGTGAGACGCGCCAACGGGCTGCGATCCGCCGGCCCGACTGGCTACTTGCAAAGGGTTAGAAGCGACCGCTTCACCGGCCTAATTCATACGGTGAAGCGAGAGTTCGCATCTTCTTTGCGGTTGTTCCAGAGACGCGGTGACGAAGAGGCTGCTGAGCGCATGCGCAACCGTATGCGAACACTGGCATCGAGATTGTCCGAGCACTTCCCAAATTGGACGAAAATCTGATGGGCCGACCTTCCGTAAAGACCGAGGAAGTGGTTACTGAGATACTTGAGCGCCTCTCGGGCGGCGAACCTCTCGCCCGGATTTGCGCCGATGAGCACATGCCACATTTTAGCACTGTGTGGCGGTGGGAAGAGGACGATGAGGAGTTCCGCAAGCTTTCCACGCGCGCGCGTGAGCATGGAACGCATTTCATGGCTGATGACTGTCTGCGCATTGCGGATGACCCAGGGCTTGAGCCATCTGACAAGAAGGTTCGTATAGACACGCGACTGCGCTTGATTGGTAAGTGGAACGCCAAAAAGTACGGCGACAAGACGCTGGTAGGTTCCGATCCCGACAATCCACTCCCTGAGGGCTTCAAGGTGTCGTTCGTAGGCGCTGGCAAGCCCGATGCGTGACATCCAGCTTCCCGAATACGCCAGCGATATGTGGGAGCCATTCCGCCACCTGTTCTGGCGCGGTGGTCGCGGCGCCGGCAAATCGCGCACGGTGGCGAGTGGCCTGGTGATCCAGAGCATGGAGCGTCATGAGCGCGTGCTGTGCGGGCGTGAGGTGCAGAAGTCGATCAAGGACTCGGTGAAGCGCCTTCTGGAAGACGAGATCGACCGGCTTGGCGTGCGGGCTGCGTTCGACAGCACCGAGACGGAGATACGCGGGCCGAACGACAGCCTGTTCCTGTTCTCGGGTGTCCGGCACAACGCCACCAGCATCAAGTCGATTGAGGGCGTGACGACCTTCTGGGGCGAGGAGGCGCAGACCTTCAGCCAGGCGAGCCTTGATACGATCGTCCCTACCATCCGGGCGCCGGGATCGCGGCTCATCTGGACCTACAACCCGGATCTTGAGACCGACCCCATTGACGTGATGGCTGCGAGCCCGCCGCCGAACAGCATCGTGCGCACCATCAACCACGACGCGAACCCATGGTTTCCCGACGTACTGCGGGTCGAAATGGAGTTCGACCGCGGACGGGATTACGACAAGTACCTGCATGTCTGGGAAGGGCAGTACCGTCGGAACAGCGAAGCGCGGGTGTTCAAGAACTGGCGTGTCGAGCCGTTTGAGAGCCCTGCGAATGTCGAGTACCGCCTTGGCGCCGACTTCGGATTCAGCATCGACCCCTCGGTTGCCTTGCGCTGCTGGATCAGCGGCACACAGCTCTTCGTGGATTACGAGGCCTGGGGGCTGGGGGTCGAGATCGTCAATCTGCCCACGCTGTTCATGAGCATCCCCGACGCCGAGCGCTACTGGATGACAGCCGACAGCGCGCGGCCGGAGACAATTAGCCACTTGCGCGGCCATGGCTTTCCTCGGATCGCGCCGGCGCTGAAGGGCGCTCGCTCGCTGGAGGAGGGTGTGGAGTTTCTCAAGGGCTATGACCTGGTGGTGCATCCGCGTTGCACACACCTGATCGATGAGCTGACGCACTACAGCTACAAGACCGACCCGCTGACCGGCCAAGTGCTGGGCGTGCTGGAGGACAAGAACAATCACTGCATCGACGCGCTGCGGTATGCTGTCGAGGGCGCGCGCCGGGCTATGAAGGCCAAGCCCAAGGTGGTGAGCGTGACGGTGCCCACGATGGCTACGGCATTTCAAAGGAGGTGATGGGTGGCTGACATTCGGAGCTACGGCTTCTGCCTCGTATGCCTGGAGAGCATTGTGCCTTACGAGCCGCGAAGCCTTGATGGGCGCAGACATGTTTCTTGCGACACCGTTGATAACAAAATCACCGATGCGAAACGGAACATGGACTTGCCTAGACATCTCCGACGCGGTATCTGAATACCTGTCCTGACCGCACCTCAGGGCGCAAAGCTAGAGGTGCGCCCGCGTGTCAGATACCGAACAGAAGCTGCTCGACAAGGCCCTGCGCCAGTTCGACGAGAACACCAGCGAGACCCTGGCAGAGCGTGCGCTTGCGCTTCAGGATCGCCGCTTCGTGTTCATTGAGGGCGCGCAGTGGGAAGGGGAGATGGGCGAGCAGTTCGAGAACTCGCCGCGCCTTCAGATCAACAAGACCCAGCGCGGCCATGACAAGATCATCAACGATTACCGCGCCAATCGCTTCACGGTGAACTACCGCCCGGTCGGCGATGAAGGCGACGACGACACCGCGGAACTGCTCAACGGCCTGATGTACGCCGACATCTACCGCAGCAAGGGGCAGCTTGCGCTGGACAATGCGTTCGGCGAGGGCGCAGCCGGCGGGATGGGCGCTTGGCGCTTGTGCAACGAGTACGAAGACGAGAGCGACGACAAGAACGACAACCAGCGCATCAGCGTTGAGATGATCGCGGACGCCGACCAGTGCGTGTTCTTTGATCGCGCCGCCAAGCTCTACGACAAGTCCGACGCGCGCCACGCCTATGTGCTGAACCCGATGACCCCCGATGCCTTCAAGGACGAATACGGCGACGACAAGCTGGTGTCCTGGCCAGAGGACACTGTGCGCCCGTACAGCTTCGACTGGTTCCGGGGTGAGGTGGTCTGGGTGGCCGAGTACTTCGAGGTGGAGCACGTCACGCGCGAACTGCGCATCTACACGCGGGACGTGACCGGCGAGGAATTCCGCTACTGGACCGAAGACATGCTCGACGGTCAGGACGAGGACCTGAAGAAGCGCAACTTCACGCGCCGAACCCGCAAGATCAAGCGCAGGCGCGTCCACAAATGGATCCTGAGCGGCGCCGAGGTGCTGGAGGATTGCGGCTACATCGCAGGCGACCGCATCCCGATCGTGCCATTCTACGGCAAGCGCGTCGTGATCGACAACGTGGAGCGGTTCAAGGGCCACGTCCGCGATGCGAAGGACCCGGCCAAGGCCTACAACGCCCAGGTCAGCAAGCTCATCGAGACCGCCAGCCTCGCCCCGCGCGAGGTGCCCATCTTCGCGCCTGAGCAGATGGAGGGGCTGCAAAGCCATTGGGCGAACATGAACATCGCGCGTCATCCGTATGGCCTGGCGCACCCCATCACCGATCCTATCTCCGGTGCGATCGTGCAGACCGGGCCTGTCGCCTATGTGAAGCCGCCAGACGTGCCCCCTGCGATGGCCGCGCTCATCCAGATCATGGGCAACGACATCGCCGAGATCACGAACGGCGACGATACCAGCATGGAGATCAAGTCCAACGTCTCGGGGGAGGCGATGGACATCGCGGCGTCCCGCGTGGACGCAAAGTCGTTCATCTACATGGACAACTTCAAGCTCTCCATGCAGGCGTTCGGCGAAATCTACTACGCGATGGCCAAAGAGGTCTACGTGGAAGAGGGTCGCAAGGTCCAGACCATGGACGAGGACGGCAAGACCTCGGTCGCCACGCTGGGCGAGACCTTCGCTGACCCCAAGACCGGCATCGTCGCCAAGCGCTATGACCTTTCGGTCGGGCGGTTCAACGTGATCGCAGACGTGACCGAAGCCACGGCCACGCGCCGGGACAAGACCGTCCGCACGATGATGACGCTGGCTCAAGCGGCCGTCACGGTGCAGGCGCTCGAACTTGGCCAGGCCGCACTGCTGACCGCGATCGACAACATGGCCGGCGAGGGCATGGGCAAGCTCCAAGACTTCGCGCACAAGGCGTCTGTGGCCATTGGCCTCGACGAGATGACGCCCGAGGAGCAGCAGGCCGCGCAGCAAGCTCAGCAGAACACGCCACCGGATCCGACTGTGGTGGCGCTTCAGGCCCAGGCCGACGATTTCACGGCGTCTGCGGAGCAGAAGCGCAGCCAGGTTGGGTTGAACAAGGCCAAGACCGTCCAGACCCTTGCTGACGCGCAGAAGAAGACGGCCGAATCGGAGCAGATCGCCGCGACCCCTCCGCCTCTTCCAGAAGTCAACAGTTTGTTTCAGGACGCGGCTTGAACATCGCTAGCCAGAATGGTAAATACATCGCGCGCGGGGGCGTGGGAGTAACCATATGAGCGTTGCCGATAATGAGCCCCTCGATCTCACTGATGAGATGATCGAAGACGTTGAAGCCGAGCCTGTTGAAGGCGGGGTAGACG